GCAACTGTTCGGAGTGCCCGAGCGTATACAACGGAGATCTCACGTCGTCCAGATATCGATACCACTTCGGATGAAGTAGGTAAGCGACTAAGGATCGACTCAGCGTATCGCTAGCTTGGGAGAGATCCACGGTGGCCAATTGGCCGTCAATGGACCCTTCTTTAGCTAGCTGCTGATTTCGCAACTGGTCAGACAGGTTCAGACCGAATCTCATGAGACGGCCTTTACAATACGTGTCAAATGCTAGCTGAAGTGGCAAATTGCCATCAGGTTCGCAAGCGATCGTTCTGTCTGTTTTCCAGTTCTTTGGCACCGTGATCACCCGACTTCTCTCACACTTCTCAACTCCATCGCAGTCCCACCCGTAGGAACGGGTTAGGGCGACGACATACGGAGCTGCTCGAGAAGTGCACTGCATCCTAGTCGATATCTTTCGATACGGCTGGGACTCGCGCAGTGGTCGGGTTGAAGAGGCACCGGACGTCACTCTTACCATCCAAGGTAAATTGCTAAAGAACACATCGAAGTCGGATAAAACTGACTCGATATACTGTGCTGCACGGGAAAGTATTCCAACCATCTTGGCATTTGCCTCGGGGTTGAAGTACAGATCCACGATACGAGCATTGGTTTCAGAACACGTGGTTTCTGCTCCTTGGAAGGATTCCAAGGCTGCTAGCTTCGTGTCTTGGCCAATCTTAATCGCCGAGTTCTTTTTAAAGAACGCAGCAACTTGCAGTATCGCTTTAGCGTCAAAGACTGAATACGATGTACAGTCTTTAAGGAGTGACGTGCATGACGCCAGGCGATTGAGGTCTCTCGACCTTAGCCACCCTTCGAACTTATTTCTAAGTTCAAGCGTCAGGCTTCCGGTTACGTCGCGCAGATACCGTCGACACACGTCGTACGGATCGAGGTGTACCTTCATTTTGGAGTGTACTCCTGACAGCTCTGATGGCGGTATTGTTATACCGACGCAACAGTATTACATGGAAGATTATGCACTGTTTCAGTGCATAGAACCATTTGGCCACCAGTGACATGGCATTATGCCAGCCAATTCTGAGAAGCCAAGGTTGCAGTGAATTCATCCGATGCGACGATGTCGCGAAGGATGACCAACGCAGCCGTAACATCAGCGTAGTCTCCCGTAATGGGATACTTGGCTGAAGCAGTCAGCGCGACCTTCTGCGGCAACACAGCCCCTACGGAGTCTTCAGTAGCGTGAATCACGCTTACCGAGACCTCGGCAAGGATTTGGTTGCCAGCGGGAACACGCCTCTTCTGGATCACGATCTTCGGCTTGGAGGCCGAATGTCCAGATGTCGTGTATGTACGTGAGTCACCGTTGTCGGCGAACTCAACTAGGGCAGTAGACATTGCTGCCATCTGAGGTTCTCCTTAGTTAAGATCGGTAAATAGCCAGAAGATCTAGGCCTCGTAAGAGGTCACGAACATTCAGGTATCGACTGATCGAGACGATGTGCGGAACTTTAGACACTGAGGCAGGAGTGCGCATCTCAACTACCAACAAGCTTGATGCTGAAGAGCCGCCAAAAGAGCCACCGTAATTTACGGTGTCCGTTCCAGCGCTCCCAGATATCTCGCAAGACCGATACCACGCGACTCGGTAGCCATAACTGGCCCGATAGTCTATGGTAAAGGCTAGGAAGTTGAGTGATAGTAGCCACTGTGTGACATTTAACACCCAATCAATGACGAAGGAAAGCTTTGTAAGCTCCCAAGCCGTGACTGGAATGTTGAACATCAGAGTGGGCGGACGTACGTCCGCTACAACCGAACCCCTACAGCTCACTTCCACCTGATCGGTGGTCACCCTATTAAGGGTGAGGGCTGCAGATTGGTAAGGCGTACTACTCGTCTGTTCATACAATGATACAGACGCCCCTTGTCGTTCACTAAAACGTGTACGACTTAGGTCGAGACCTTTGATAAGCTCATAGAGCGAATTGAGGTCATAAAGGAGAGGCCGCCAACCGTAGCGCCCTTCAAGATACCATTTCATGGCCTTGTTGGGATCGAACTTGCCACTTCCCATCATTTTGATGAGTCGTGTCAAGATGCTACGCGTAAAACGGTAGGTTTCCTTTAGCTCGCCAAGGAAAGAGAGTGCGTCCCAACCCCGACCGTATATAGCTGCAGCTGCAGCTTGTACGTAGTAGTCGGAATCAAGGCCGCTTTCTGTTATCCAATCGTTCACAGGTGTGTCGATGGATAAGACGTCTAAGAAGCCGGTGAACCCAAGCCACTCGTTTTGAACGCAGTTGCTGGGTTTAGCCCACTCCGAAAGACTCCCTCCACTCTTATCCCATCTCAGCTCAGCTGAGTAGAAAGGAGTGTGAGGCAGAAGCTCTCCTCTGGCCTTACGTTTATGGAAGTCCTCTATGTCGAAGCCAACGAAGAGTTTCCTCTCCCTGGTCGAAACATAGGTTGGATATTCCGTCCGTGTAAGGTTGCAGGCGCTACCACTCCATATACGACTGTAATGGGTGGCAGAGGCAGTGGTGTCAATGTTTCCACTGTCAGCCGATCTAGGGATCATATGTGTTCTCCTGTCCGAGTACCTCCGTGAAATACCCGAGGTGCCGGGCCGACAATCGGACGCAAGGATGCGCGGAGTCCCCGAAAGGGG